ATGCTAAGGATCTCGGTGATTTCACCAGCGGTGAATACGCAAGATACCATTACGATAAATTCGGCAAAAATGAAAAACGTTTAGACAACGCAAGTTATAAAAAAAATTACGATAAGAGTTTGACAGGTACTGCAACTAATGACGCCAAAGTAGATCTCAATACTTTCCAAAGCCTTCTTGATAGGTTGGAAGCATCGAAAAAACGTCAACAGCGCCAGAAGTCTGTTGAAGGACGTCGTGACATCTACGCTGGTGGTCTTGCCTCCATGATGTCTAATTTCTAATCAAATAGAGTACTATTTACTTAGTACTTGTTATATAACGTGTCTTCTCATCTGCATCTTGCGTATCGGCGTAATGCTAAAGCTGCTGCTGCAAATCATCGGTTACGCAAGTCAGACCAAGAAGAATTATTTGAAAAAGCAAGAAATGATTTTGGTTTTTTCTGCGCTTATGTAGCTGATAAACCTCCAGCAGAACACCATAAAGAATGGCATCGTCAGTTAGTTACAAACGAAGATAGTTCTTGTCTTTCAAAGATTGCAGGACCCAATATTGATTTACTTGGTCCCAGGGGATCAGCTAAATCTACTGTTCTTGGTTTATATACAGCATGGGCAATTGGTGTCCATACAACATTAAAAAAACCACTGCAAATTTTGTATCTTAGTTATACGGTTGATATTGCACGTTCTAAATCGGCCACGATTAAGAGGATTATTGAATCAAAAAGATTTCAAAACGTCTTCCCCACAGTTAAGCTGCTCAAGAACGTTACAAGTAATGAGTACTGGTCAATCGACCATAAGTTTGCAGGTATTGATACCACTGGTGAAGAACAGTTTACTTTATGCGCCGCAGGACTTAAAGGTTCTGTGACTTCAAAGCGTTCTCATCTTGTGATAATTGATGACCCCGTAAAATCAGCCGCAGATATAGGCAACCCAGACATTCGCAAGATGATGCAAGATAACTGGAATGCTGTGATTGCTCCAACGATGTTTGAGGGTGGCCGAGCAATTTGCTTGGGCACTCGATTTCGTCATGATGACATCCACGCAACAACGTTTTGTCCGCAGAATAATTGGATGCAGATTGTTCTATCTGCCATTTTAAATAACGAAGAGACTGGTGAGGAAGAGTCATACTGGCCTGAGATGTGGTCCCTAGATTATCTAAAAGAAAAGAAGAGGCAAGCACCTATTGCTTTTTCTTTTCAATATATGAATCAGATTGTCAGGCAAAACGAACTATCCCTGGCACCAGAGCTTCTTGTTAAAGCAGAGATTGCAACTGAGTTTGATTGTCTTGGTATTGGTGTGGACCTTTGAGCTGGAACTAAAGAAAAGAATGACTATACCGTTATGGTTCTTGGTGGACGAATTGGAAACAAAATTCATATTATTGATTATCGAAGATTGCGAGTTATGGGTAATCTTGAAAAGCTTGATGCTATGAAAGAGTTACTTAATGATTGGTCAATTATCGGCAAACAATCTGATGGTTTATATTTTCCAACTTATTCAACGTGTGATATCTGGTCAGAAGCTGTTCAATATCAAGCATCTTTAGAAGCAGACTTTAAGCGAGTATGTTTAGAACAAGAAGATCTTTATAATTTAATTTGGCATCCAGTCAAAGGTTTTAGATCTGACAAGCTTGCTCGTTTCCGTGGGATCATGGGGATGTTTGAAGATCGTAAGATTATTTTTAATCGATACCGCAACTTTACTACTATGTTTGAAGAGCTAACTAATTTTGGAGTTAGTTCTCACGATGATTGTGTTGATGCTTTGGTTTGGTTAGTAAACGGCTTAATGAAGAGGGGAAAACTTCAATTAGACTACTAATCAAGAAATATTTCTCAGCAAATTTTAATAACTATGGAACATATTGTTGCGGTTACAATCGCTAGTATTTCAGGCTGTGGTTGGTTTATTAGTAAAGTGTTTGGACGTATGCGTACGCTTGAGGATCGAATCGACAGGCTACCACTAGAATACGTCTTGAAACAAGACTATATTCGTGAAATGGAAAGGATGAACGACGAATTTAGTGAAATCAATAATAAGCTTGATAAACTTGTGGAAAAGCTGCTTTCCAAATGAGTTATTTTATCGAAGTTCAAGAACTAGAAAATGGCGATTTGTTTATTGAAATTCCAGAAGAAGTAATTGAAACTTTGGGCTGGGAGCCTGAAACTTTGTTGTCCTGGGATATTAAAGGCGATGGAATTATTATTCAGAGGTTAAATAGTGAATCAGGTTTTGAACCGATAGAATAATTAAAAGCTTTACTAGATATGATCGGCGGATTAGTTGGTGCAGGATTAAATGCAGCTGGTCTTGTAGAACGCAAAGGCAGCGACAAAGCTGTACAAGACATCGGTCCTTTTGAAAACATTATGTTTGAAGGCCCAGGAATGATGGGTACTGTTGCCAAAACGCCCAAGTTAACTCTTGGTAATTTCGGTGGTCTTGCTGGTATGGCTACCCAAGGCGGTTTTATGGGCAATACAGGAGGTATGCTGGCTCCTCTTGTTGGTGGTTTAGCGGGGTTAGCTCTTCAACAGTTTGGTCCCAAACAAGAAAAAGAAGAACGCAAAGGCTTTGATCTAGGCAAAGGATTAGCTGCTACTGCAGGTTATTTAGGTATGGGTTTTGGAGATCCTGCCTTTAGTCGAGGACTTAATTTGTCTCAGTTACCCGGAGGTGAACAAGGACCTGCTCAAGGACCCAATACTCCTATTCGTAAATACGACGGACAATATATGCCTTATGGACCAGGAGGCGGTGGTTTGCCTCCTACTCCTATGGCTTCTATGTATGGTGGCCCTCAAATGGGACAAGCTGGCGGTTTACTTGGTAACGCTAATTTCTTTAGTGATCCAATGACTATTAAACGTGTAAGTTAATAATGAATAATTTAATAGCAGGTCGTTATAACGGTTTAATTGATTTGGTTTATCGACCATTAGAAGATCATGGTGGAGTTCAATTATTAGCAGAAATGCCGCGTTTTATTCGTGGTAGTTATGCACCACGAGGAGCAATTATTAAAGCACCTCATCTTGATTCACCTTACATTGATGAACAAATTCGTCGAGGATTTGTTCCTATGACTCCGCCTCCTATTCAAGGTGCTGGCCCCCAATTACCCGATTTTGTCTAATGGCACAAGACAATTCAAAATATACAAAACCAGGTCTTCGTGAACGAATTAAAAATCGTGTCATGAAAGGATCAAAAGGTGGTAAGCCTGGTCAGTGGTCTGCGCGTAAAGCACAGCTTGTTGCTTCCGAGTATAAGAAAGCTGGTGGCGGATACAAAGGCGGAGAAGGCAAGAAACAAAAAGCTTTAAAGAAATGGGGTAAGGAAGATTGGCAAACTAAAGATGAATACGAAAAAGGTAAAGGAAAAAAAGCTGCTACTGCAGCTAAAAAATACAAGGAGAAAAAATCATGAAACACGCTAAAAAAGACTTAGAAAAAATTTCTAAGCAGCTAAAAGGCAGTGCAAAGATGCACGCTAATCAAGCTAAAAAACTTGAGAAGCTTGCTGGTAAGTATATGAATAAATGATGGAATTATTACTTGCCTGGATGATGAATTGTTCTCAGTACCATGGAGCTATAGAACGTTTGTATGCTGATCCGTTTTTCCAACAACCAGAACAACAAGAGCAACGTTTAGAAATTCATAAATTATTTAAATCAAAAACTTGGCCTGAGTGTTTAGAAACAGAAACTTAAAATGGCAGATAAAGCAATTCAATCGGATGGTACAACCAAACGTTACCTTCCTAAAAAAGCCTGGGCATCTCTTTCTAAAAAAGAAAGGGAAGACACAGATCGCAAAAAACGAGAAGGATCTCGTAAAGGAAAACAGTTTGTAGCCAACACCGAGAAAGCAAAGAAAGCTGGTAAAGCTGCTAGGATGTATAAATCAAAGGCTGCAAAATAATGTCAGGAACGAGTGCTCGCCTACAAGAAATCATTAACTCTTATATCGAGAGGGATGGTAGCGAGTTCGTAGATACTGGTATCGTTGCTAGTCATATTGCACAGATGAAACTTTTTGGTATTCGCCAAGGAGTTGAGTTCTTTCCGTCACAAGATAACTTTGGTAATCAACGCAAAGATTTTATCGATAAAGTTATCAAATATAACAAATTAGATACGCGTCTTGATTCAATATGGGATTATTTCCTATGTGATGGAAAAGGGCTTTTCTACATTCGGCCTACTAAGAATAATTATCGTCTCTATTATTTTCGTAGTCATGAGTATCGCAGCTATTACAATGTCGACGGCGAACTAGAAGAAGTCGTCATTATCTATAGCTATAAGGTCAAAACTGGTAAAGGAGGAATGTACCAGGATATTGGCTTAGGTATAGATGGCACTTCACTTAAAGAAGAGTCTCCTGGCCAAAAACGTTATATTCGTTTGTCTATTAAACCTGACGTTATTGAAGAAACTCATTCAGAAGGTGAAATCTCATTTGATAACGTCAATATGATGACCCCTGGGAAAACCCAGAAATTTGCAAATGAGTTGTTATATATTCCTTGTGTAGAAATTTTTAATAATCCCAAAGGCTTTTCAATGGAGGGAAGCGGTGAGTTTGATCAATT